ATATAAATACACCAGTAGATGTAACAGGTTCTCAATTAACAACGTCAATAAATTCAGTAGTAATAGAGATAATAAAAGAAGTACCAGTAACAGGTTCTCAATTAACGGGTTCTATAAACGGTCCTCTAATTACCGCTTGGTCTAACGTAGATCCAGGTGTAACCAACACATGGACTGAAGTAAATAAAGGAGTTTCTAATACTTGGACAGAAGTTGATAAGGCAGCTTAAAAAGTGTATAATAAGAAATTATGGCATCAACATTTTCATCAGATCTTAAACTTGAGCTAATGGCTACCGGTGAAAATGCCGGTACATGGGGAACTAAAACAAATACAAACTTAGAACTTGTTCAACAAGCAATAGCTGGTTTTGAATCAATAACTCTTTCAAGTGGTTCTACTACTGCTTTAGTTATGAGTAATGCATCTATTTCTACTGCTAGAAATATGGTAATTAAATTTGCAACTATTACATTATCTGGTGCAACAACAGTTACAATACCAGACTCTATAGAAAAATTTTATATATTTGATTGCAGGTTAATTACTAATCCAACAAACCTTACTATTAAAACTGCATCGGGAACTGGATTTACAATAGATGCTTCAAAAATTTATGCAGCATATGCTGATGGTACAAACCTTAATGAAGTATCACTAGATACATTAGGTGGTACAATAGGTACAGTTTCAATTGCTGATGATGCAGTGACTAGCGCAAAAATTGCTGATGATGCAATTCAAAGTGCTCAACTAGCAGACAATGCTGTTTTAACAGTGAACATTTCTAACGTAAATGTGACAACGGCTAAAATTGCTAACGATGCTGTGACGGCTGCAAAACTACAAAGAAAATTTACAATAAGTACATCTAGTCCATCAGGAGGAAGTGATGGAGACATTTGGTTTAAATATTCATAGGAGTTTAAATGGCTAATACCTATGGCAAAGTATCAGGAACATTTGAAGAGATAGATAACGCATACGGAAAAGTATCAGGTACTTGGCAAGAAGCAGATGAGATATATGCAAAAGTATCTGGAGTTTGGAAATTAGTTTTTGCAGCTTTTGAAGCAACTTCATACTCTACATTAAGTTCTGGTTCAGGAACTTTTATAGTACCACAAGGTGCTAATGCAATTCATATTGAAGCAGGAGTTGGAGCAGGTGGTGGTGGAATGAGAGGAGTTAGTTATGATAAAGCTGGAGGAGAATCTGCTGGAGGTGGAGGAGGTTCTGGGGGATTTGTATCAGACAAAATATTTAGTGTTACTGAAGGCGAAACAATTTCCTATTCTATTGGCTCTGGTGGTGCTAAAGGAACAGGTGCTTACAGTGGAAGTGCTAGTAGTGGAACTAACACAACTTTATCTGGATCAACAACAGGAAGTTTATTTACATTAAACGGAGGTGGAGGAGCTTCAGCTTCAGGAGGTGGAGTACAAGGTCCTTTAAGAAATAATACAGCGGGAACCGCAGGTTCAAATACAATTTCAGGATCTGTAATTACTTCAGGTACTTTTAGAGATAGTGATGGAACATCTAAAAATGTTACATCGAATACATCAGGACCGACTGGAACTTTTAATGATAATGGAAATGGTGCGGTAGGTGGCAACAATGGAAACTGTAGTGGTGACAACTGTCAAATAGGTGGATCAACTGGTGGTGCATCTTATTCAGGAAATGTTGCAGGAGGTGCAGGATCACCTCAAGGTGGATCAACTGGAGGAACTGCAGGAACTCGTGGCTCAGGAGGAGGTGGTGGAGGTGCTCAATATGGTACTGAAAGTGTTACTGGTGTAGCTGGTAATGGTGGAGCTGGAGAAGTTAAGTATAGATTCTTACGAGTACAATAATTGTTTTTAAAACCACAAAAAATTATATTTAACTCAATACTTCAAAGATATAAATTACAAGATATAAAACCTAATCAATCTAATAATAATCAAGAACTTATAGATCAACTTGAAATTGATATAAAGCTTAATGGTTTATTATGTCCATTAGTTGTTAATAATGGTGTATTAATTGATGGCCATCATCGATATGAAGCTATTAAAAATTTTTGTACAGAAACACTTGTATATGTGGTAAAGGATAATGATATGGAAAAATTATTATCTAAACTAAATAGTTATATTTGGTTTGATTACCAAGGTAAACTTGATGGCTAATATATCTAAATGGTTTGGTTATCCTATATACATAACAAAGCTAGAAAACTTTGAAGATATTAATAAAAAAATTGTACCTATAATAATTAGAGACATTACTCCAACCAATTCTCAATATTCAATAACTACAGATGTAAAACCAAAAAAATTACAATCTATTGATGATAATTTACACAAAGATAAAAGATTTAATGCATTGTACACTGAATTATCTAAAGTAATACAAGGTTGTTTGTCTGCACAAAAATATAATTTAGATTTGTTTGAAGTTTATATAACAAAGTCTTGGGCTACCTTATCTACCAAAGAACAATTTATTTCTTATCATAGACATATGAGCAGTCATTTTAGTTTTGTCTATTACCCACAAGCACACGAACAAGGGAATCTATTTTTGCTTGACGATGATGCTCATAAGGTAGGATTAAATATACCAAAAAGAGATCCATACTTCACAGAGTGGGATCAAAATAATTATGGTAAAGCTGAGTATCCTGCTGAAACTGGTAATGTAATTATATTTCCATCTATGATGTTTCATGAGACAGGTAAAAATACAAAAGATGTGCCTCGAATATCTATATCAGGAGATATAATGTTGACCATGAAAGAAGGTATTAAATCTGAACATAATATACCTTCTCCTGCGACTTGGAAGAAGCTATAAAATAATGTAAAATGGTTGCATGCCTTTAACAAATGTAAGAATAGCCCCAGGTTTCAATAAAGCAGACACCCCATCAGGAGCAGAAGGACAATGGATTGATGGTGACTTTGTAAGATTTAGATACGGCCAACCAGAAAAAATAGGTGGTTATACAGCGATTGGTCAAGAAACGATTGCAGGACCGACACGTGCTCAACACACTTGGACAGATTTAGAGGGTAATAAATATGCTGCACTTGGAACCTCTAAAGCTTTATATATTTATTATGAAGATAAGTTTTATGATGTTACTCCTTTAGCAACAGTTATAACAGGTGCAACTTTTACATCTACAAATGGATCAGATATTGTAACAGTAAATAAATCAAGTCACGTTCTTGAAGTTGGAGATTACATTACATTTACATCTGTTACTGTACCAGGACAAGCTACTACGCTTAATGGTGATATAAATGATTCTGTTACAACCATTACACTTACAAGTTCTACAGGTTTTTCTGCAGCAGGCACTGTCAGAATTGGTGATGAATTAATTACATATACAGGAAAGTCTTCAAACGATTTAACAGGATGTACTAGAGGTACAAACAGTACTTCAGCAACATCTCATTCAAGTGGTGCAGCAGTAAGAGAAGCAACAGTCACAAGATATAATACAACAGATTTTACTAGTTTGACTTTTGAAGTATTATCTACAGCTACTAATTCATTTACTATTAAAATGGCTACTACTGAAACAGGAACAGGAATGTCTTCAGCAGGTGGAGCTTCGATAAATCCTTATGAAGAAATTGGTCCAACGATACAAACATACGGTTATGGTTGGGGTACAAGTACATGGGGTAGAGGAACTTGGGGATCTGCTACAACCAGTTCTTCAGTAATACTTGATCCTGGTACATGGTCTTTAGATAATTTTGGACAACAATTAATAGCAACAGTAAAAGACGGTAAAACATTTGTTTGGAATCCAGGTGTTTCAAATCCTTTAGAGCAAAGAGCAGTAATTATGTCAGGTGCTCCAACAGCAACAAGATTAACAATTACTTCAGATAGAGATAGACATGTTGTACATTTTGGAACTGAAACAACTATTGGAGATTCTACTACACAAGATCCCATGTTTATTAGATTTAGTGATCAAGAAAACTTTAGTATTTATCAACCTACCTCTGTAAACACTGCAGGTACATTTAGACTCGATACAGGTAATAAAATTGTAGCAGCAGTATCTGGTAAAGATTATAATTTAATTTTAACAGACCAAGCAGCATACACTATGCAGTTTGTAGGACCACCATTCACTTTCTCCATTAGACAAGTGGGTTCAAACTGTGGATGTATTGGTCAGCACGCAACTGTATATGCAGATGGT